TCTTAACAGCAATGAATTCCATTGCCTTCCTATCAATGCAGATAGATTCACTATCTTGAAGCATAAGCGCTATCGCTTGATTCCTGGGGGGACCGAGACGGGCTCTGTTTCACAACAGGGCCTTTCTTATATGAATGTTGATTGGTATATACCTTTGAAGCGTCAGTTACGTTACGACAGTGGCGTTGGACAGCCCGAGGCGGGCGGTGTGTCACTTGTCTATTGGTTTGATCAGTTTGGTACCACCGGCGGTACTGCTGGACAGATTGGTGTTGCACAAATGAGTCGCCGGGTTGTTACATACTTTAAGGAGCCTAAGAATTAAACCCAAAACCCTAACCCCTGTGGGTGCGAGGCTTGGTTCGATGGTGGGTTATCGCCCAAGCCCGCCGGGGGCGGGAGAGCCTACAGGGTTCACATTAAGGTTGCATTTATAGATTAAGCCAGTTGATTATTTCGTACCTGTCTGCCGATAGTTTTGTCATATCCGGATGTTCATTCATGAAAACAACGACGTGAGGGAGATGTTCTAGAACCTTGGTACGAGAATGGTACTTGGGGGAGAAAATGAAACGATCTTTGAGCTGTTCCAAGATGGTGTACTGCAAGTACTCAGATCCAGATCGAGGTAGGTCAAATAGGAAGAATCGCTTGCTAGGATCGACGGTGTGAGCAAGGTCGTCGCGTTTTCCAATAGAGAGCATTTGCGTTTCTGCGAGGTGAGTTTGCATCCACTTCTTGATGAACCAGGACTTCCCAGTGTTTCCAACAGTATCGACGACGAAATAGATCTTACGGTCAGAGGGGGGCTGTTCCAAGATGGTGGCCAGATGCTGCTGGTGTTGGCGATACTCTCCATCGACGGGGACGTTGACAGGATAGATGAGATCGATCCATTCCATAACGCGTCCATATTGTAGATAGATGGAGGGGTACTCGGCGGCAACAAGGGCGGGGGTAGGCTTAGAGGTGGAGGCAAGGACCCAGGCTTTGAACTCTTCGAATCGATTCGTCTTGCCTTGCGGGGCGGGTAGTTGTCCGAATTCCTCAAAGTCATGATCCTTCTTGCAATAGTCGGATGCTTGAGCGGGCGTTCCGCGAGCGCTTTGGAGGTGAGGATTTCCAGGGAGTTGAGACTTGGCGGAGGTGAGTCGCTTGCGCTCCTTAAAGATGACAAAGCCTTGGAGATGGGGAGTCCCTGATGCTCCCACTTCGCGGCCGAAGACCAGATAGTCGCAGCTTTCAGCAAGGGATCTGAGATGGATGAGATGGTCATCCGTGTAGTTGTTCAGGGTGAAGCACCAGCGTTTGGTTTGAGCCATGATGAGATTATGAGAGGAGTGAGATGAGATTATGAGGCGGGGTAATACTGGACCCGCCAAAGGGATCTCACTCTGGAACTTCCAGGAAGGTCATAACTGTTCCTGGAACAATGTCGATGATCTTGAGGAAAAGGGCTTATAGCGCACTTAGTCGTGGAGCGCGTGCCAATCCATATGCAAGGAGAGCGCGCATGGCATATTCGTTAGGATCATATGCCTACAAGAATCGTCGTAGTATTGCGCGTGGCGCTAGGATGGTGCGCCGGGCATATAAACGTCGCAAGACCAACAACTTCAGTCGTAGGAACATTGGAGAACCTGTTGGAACAGGTACTACGAAGCGTGCTGCTACTGACAGCGCTGACAATATCTTACGAGATACTCGTACGCTGTACGTCCATGGGATTACGGACATTGAAGAAGGCACGGAACTTGATGCAAGACAGAGGCGTATAGTGAACCTTCGTGGGTTCAAGGTCTGCTTAGAGGTCAAGAGCATTGGTCCGAGTCCTCTATATGTGAACATTGCTATATTAGCGCCCAAGGCAGGCGCTTCAGTGATTACAGAGTCGGACTTCTTCCGTAGTAGTCAAGCTACTGATAGAGCCAGGAACTTCGCTGATGATCTTAACAGCAATGAATTCCATTGCCTTCCTATCAATGCAGATAGATTCACTATCTTGAAGCATAAGCGCTATCGCTTGATTCCTGGGGGGACCGAGAC